TCATAAATATTTTATGCCTGAGAATGAATATATAAAAGGTCCAATTAAAAATGAATATGTATTCTTACATCATACTGCTGGTTGGCATAATCCATATAATACAATTGATGGTTGGGGTAGAGATGATAGGGGTAGAGTAGGTACTGAGTTTGTACTTGGAGGGCGAGATCATAAAACTGGAAATGATGAACATGATGGGGTTATGGTTCAAGCCTTTCCAGAAGGAGGGCAAGCTTGGCATTTAGGAAGAACTCAATCTGGGCATATGAATAGACATTCGGTAGGCTTAGAAATATGCTCATTTGGTCATTTAGATGATAAAAATAAAACATATACAGGTAGTAAAGCTATTGATTCAGAAGTAACTATATTAAAAGAACCATTTATGGGATATATAAATTACCATAAATACTCAGAAAAACAAATCAAAGCTGCTGAGAAGTGGATACGTTATGTAGGTGAAAGAGATGGCATTGATATAAGACTTGGATTAAAGCAATTTATTCAAAAACACGGACCCATTAAAGGTTTTGGTTTTAATATAGATGCTTGTCAAGGTAAAATAAAAGGATTATTAACACATACCAATGTAAGAAAGGATAAATCAGATTGTTATCCTGATCCTGACTTTGTTGATATGATAATGAGTTTATAATTATGGCAACAGTAAATCAAGTAAGTTTAAAATTAAAAGTAAGTTTAAACAATACAATAAAATATCAAATATTAACTTATTGTTTTTTTAAAAATATAGTAATAAGTAATTCTGATTTAGAATTGTTAACTGTATTATCTAAAAATCCAAAAATAGAAATATCTAAGTTTTGCATTTTATTAACAGAATTAAATATTTTTAAAAGTGCACAATCAGCAAGAAATGCAATATCAAAAGCTGAAAAGAAAAGTTTAATTTTAAAAAAAGGTAGTAATAAAAAAACAATCGTTTTAAATAAAACTATAAATGTGCAAAAAGATGGATTGGTATTATTAAATTATAAAATTTTAGGAAGTGAATCCAAAGAAACATAAAGAGTTTAGAGAAGGTATAGCAAAAGAAGTTGGTGTTCATACTCAAGTAGTAGACGATTTTATAAATTTTTATTACGCTAAGTTAAGAAAAAAATTATCTCAGCTTTCCCATAGTAATATTTATGTAGATGGTCTTGGTACATTTCAATTAAAAAAAAATAAATTAGAATTTGCAATTAAAAAAAACAAAAGTATGTTAGGTAATATTGCTAAAACAACATACAAAGGATATGCAAAAAGCGAAGATATAATTGAAAACATAATTCAAATGTCCAATGCCCTTAAACAAATAGAAGAAAATATATTGAGAAAAAAAGATTTTAAAATTAAAAAAAATGGATGAAAAAAAAGTAATACTTCAAAAATAACAATATTTAACTCATATCTTTAAAAATGGACAAACCTTGGAAAAAATATTTAGATGCATTTAAAAATGCAGATAAAATTGCTGAAGGAATAAAAAACAATATATTTAAAAAAGAACATGTAGAAGCAATATTTACAGATAGATTTCAAACATGTGTAAATTGTAAGTTGTATGATGCTGAAGGAACTAATTGTGCGGCTCCTGGAACTCAACCATGTTGTTCTGATTGTGGATGCAGTTTAGCTTTTAAATTAAGATCGCTATCTTCATCATGCCCTAAAGGACATTGGCCTTCTGTTGTTTTTTCTGATACAACAGAAAATCAAATCAATCAACAAATAAAATCAAATGATAATTCAAATTAATTATATATTTAACGGGATAACCACAAGCATTATAAATAATCAACAAAATGGATTGTGGTATATTACATTAACTTAATTACATGGCAATAATATTCAAAGAAGAGGGTCATATTTATGAGAGCAATGATCAAGACAAAATAAACTGGACTAGTGTTACATCATTTATAGCAATGTTTAAACCTAAGTTTGATAGAGACGGTCAAGCTAAAAAATCATCTAAAAATAAAAAGTCTAAGTGGTATGGTATGACACCAAAAGAAATCCTTACTGCTTGGGATAATGAAACAAGCCGAGCAATTAAACTGGGTAATTGGTATCATAATCAAAGAGAAGCTGACATGCTTGACTTTAAAACTATTGAACGTAATGGATTTGTAGTGCCAATTATTAAACCTAATGTAGATGAGGATGGTATAAAATATGCACCAGAACAAAAACTAAAAGAAGGCGTTTATCCAGAACACATGGTATATTTAAAATCTATGGCTTTGTGTGGCCAAGCAGATTTAGTTGAAGTAGTAGACGGTTATATTAATATACATGATTACAAAACAAACAAAGAAATAAAAGAAAAAGGTTATACTAATTGGGAAGGTATTACAAATAAATTATACAATCCTGTTAATCACTTGGATGATTGTAACCTTAAACATTATAATTTACAGCTCAGTATTTATGCGTATATTATTAAGAAGCACAACCCTAAATTAAAGATTGGTAAACTAACTATACAACATGTTAAGTTTGTTAAAGTAGGGGAAGATGGTAATGGTTATCCAATTACAAAAGTAGAGAATGGTGAACCTGTTTTAGAAGAAGTAAAAATATATGAACTACCATATTTAAAAGATGAAGTATCATCATTAATGATGTGGCTAAAAAATAATAAATAATTATGGCAACAATAGTAGAATTAACGCAAGTACAAGTAGCTCAAGAAACAAGTTATACTGGTCCAATAGGTCAATATTGGATTGAAGGTTCGGAAACTCCCATTTCTTTAGATCAAGCGTATTTAATTGGTGTATCTAAATTTTGGGATAGTGTAGGAAAAAGATATTTAAAAAATGTTGTACATGTATATTTATCAACAACACAAATGTCGCCTATAGTAGTAACTGATAGTTATGCAACAATTGTTGGGTACATAACAGCAAATACATAAAACACACTACATGATAGTAAGATTATTTGATATTCAAAATGAAAAAGTTGTAGTTACAGAACATTGTTATACACTAGAATTTTTAAAAAATATAATAGATACATACCCTAAAGCATATATGTCAATATTTTCTTATTTATTTTATATGACATGCCCAGATCCTGAATTAAATCCATTTTTTAATTTGCCGGAAAATGATAAAGAAGACATAATTATTGAAGAATGTAAATTAGAAGAGTCTACTGAAGATCCTAAAATAAGATACGCATTAGATATGTGTTTTAAGTTATATGAAACACCAACATCTAGAGCATATGACGGTATTAAAAGAGCTTTAGACAATATGGCAACATACATGGCTACTACGCAAATAACAGACGGAAGAGATGGAAACATAAGTCAAATTAGAGCTGTTGCAAAAGATTTTGATGGTATACGTCAATCATTTAAAGGAGCATATAAAGATTTAAAAGATGAGCAAGAAAGTTCTGTACGTGGTGGAGCAGGTTTAGCATATGATCAATTATAATGAGTAATAAAAAAGAAAGTTGGGTATTCTGTTATTGGGATGAACAACCATTTAATAATAATATAAAAACCAAAAAAAATGAGACAACAAGTAATACCAGTAGGAAAGAAACTATTGATCAAGCAAAAAAAAACAGCAACTAAAACTAAATCCGGATTATTTTTACCAGAAATTGCTCAAAAAACTGAATGCAAGGGTGTTGTTATTGGGATAGGTAAGTCTGTAGAAGAAATTAAAATTGGAGACATGGTTCAATATACAGAACATTGTTTGCCAACTGCAATGCAACATGAAAAAGAAGAGCATTTACTTATTCAAGAAGGTGATGTGTTTGCTATTTTAGTTGAGGTGGCTGATGTATAAAAGTGTACCCACATATAGTAATGGAAAATGGTCTACAACTGAATTTAAAGAAGAATCAAATTTTATAGAATACATTCTTAGTATATTTAGTGAGCCGGGGCTTTATGGATTTACAGAAATTTCTTATAAATTTAATTCAGAAGCACAAGCATTTAATAAAAATGGTTTTTATTGTAATACACCTTTTAGATCTAAAGATTTTACAAAGTATTGGGAAGATCAAAAAAATAAATGTAGACAAGGAGTAATATATAATGACGGTGATAAAAGTTTTTTCTTAACCAGAGATTATTATATGTGGTTGAATTTCTTACCAATTTTTGATAAAGAAGAAAAACATTACGGTTTTGCTAAAGTAAGGGATGCTCAATATCATATGGCTTTATATGAGTTATTAGCTGAATTAAATAACCAACATTCAGCAATACTTAAAAAACGTCAGATTGCATCTTCATATTTTCATATGGCTAAAATCATTAATACTTATTGGTTTGAAGAAGGAAGCATATGTAAAATTGGAGCTTCATTAAAAGATTTTATTAATGATAAAGGATCATGGAAATTTTTAGATGAATATAAAACTTTTCTTAATGAGCATACTGCTTGGTATAGACCAAGTAACCCAGAAAAAGTATTGCTTTGGCAACAACAAATTGAAGTTAAAATAGGAAACAGAAAAACAGCAAGAGGGTTAAAATCAAAAATACAAGGTGGTTCGTTTGAAAAAAATGCAACAACTGGAGTAGGGGGACCATGTACATATTTCTTTCATGAAGAAGCTGGAATTGCTCCTAAAATGGGTGAAACATATGAGTACTTGCGTCCTGCAATGTCTTCAGGTATGATGACAACAGGTATGTTTATAGCAGCAGGATCTGTAGGAGATTTGCAACAATGCAATCCTTTAAAAGAAATGATCTTAAATCCTAAAGCAAATGATATATACTCTGTAGAAACAAACTTAATGGATAAAGATGGTGGTATAGGCATGGCTGGTTTATTTATACCAGAACAATGGTCTATGCCTCCTTTTATAGATGAGTATGGCAATTCAAAAGTTAAAGAAGCTGTAATAGCTATTATAGAAGAAAGATCGCGTTGGAAAAATGAATTAAATGGAGAGGCATTTCAATTAAGAATATCTCAAAAACCAATGAATATATCTGAAGCATTTGCTTACAGAAAAGAATCTATATTTCCACAAGCTATACTTTCAAGACAACAAAAAAGAATTGAAGAAAAAGAATATCCATACGAGTTATTAGAATTAGATAGAGATGAGACAGGTGTATTTGCTAAAAGAACTAATAAACTACCAATTACTAAATTTCCAGTAGATAAAAAACAAGTTGATAAAACTGGAACAATAGTAGTTTGGGAAAGACCTGCATCTAAAAAACCTGACTTTGGCGCATACTATGCATCTATTGATCCTGTTTCAGAAGGAAAAACTACAACATCAGATTCATTGTGCAGCATATTTGTTTATAAAAATGCTACAGAAGTAACCAGAACTACTGCATCTGGAGATGTAGAACAATTTATAGAAAAAGATAAAGTGGTTGCTGCATGGTGTGGTAGATTTGATGACATTAATAAAACACATGAAAGATTAGAATTAATTATAGAGTGGTATAATGCATGGACATTAGTTGAAAATAACATATCTCTTTTTATTCAGCATATGATTGCTAGAAAAAAACAAAGATATTTAGTACCTAAACAACAAATAGCATTCTTAAAAGATCTTGGGTCTAATAAAACAGTATACCAAGAATATGGTTGGAAAAACACAGGTACATTATTTAAAAGTCATTTGATATCATATGCTATTGAATTTTTAAGAGAAGTTATAAATGAAGATAGTGATGTAAATGGTGAAGTAACAAATCAAACTTTAGGTGTAGAAAGAATTCCTGATCCAATGTTAATAAAGGAAATGTTAGCGTATTATCCTGGTTTAAATGTGGATAGATTAGTTGCATTTGGTGCATTAGTAGCATTTGTAAAAATTCAACAATCAAATAGAGGCTATACAAAAAGAAGAGAAACGGAAGGTGAATCTTTGGTAAATTCAGAAAAAAATGGTAAATTAAGATATAGTCCGTTCAAAAATATTGGAGGTTCTAGAAAGGTTGGTGGTAATAGACCCAGAAGATCAGGATTTAAAAATTATAAATAGACATAACTAAATAAATACAGTATGAGAGTATTAAATGCAATGCAGTTAAAGAATGGTGCTAAAGCTGAAAAAGGCTCTACGTATTCAAGTTTAACACAACCAATACAGTTTATACCTTCTTCAGAAAAAACTGATGATTGGGCGGCATGGAATTTAGATTGGCTAGAACTACAAGGTGTAGAATTTTTAAGATCAAATGCTAGAAGACTTTTAAAAAATTATAAGTTAGCAAAAGGTATTATTGATAAATCAGATTATATAGTTGAAGAAGACAATGACTATAAAGAAATGATGGATGTTTTAACAAAGGAAAATGATTCTGCATTAGAACTTAAGTTTTATCCAATTGTGCCAAATGTAATTAATGTATTAAGTGGTGAATTTACTAAACGTTATAATAAAGTACAATTTAGAGCTGTAGATGATAAGTCTTACAATGAAATGTTGGAGCAAAAAAAAGGTGAAATAGAAAATATATTATTGGCAGACGCAGAAAGAAGTTTAATTGAAAAAATGATTGAAGCTGGAATGGATCCAGCATCTGAAGAAGCACAACAACAACTATCACCTGATAATTTAAAAACTCTTCCTGAAATAGAAGACTATTTTAGTAAATCATATAGAAGCAGTGTTGAAGAATGGGCCACTCACCAACTTAATGTTGATGAAGAAAGGTTTAAAATGCAAGAACTTGAAGAAAGAGGATTTCGTGACATGCTTATTGCGGATAGAGAATTTTGGCATTTTCGCATGTTGGAAGATGACTATGATGTAGAATTATGGAATCCTGTATTAACCTTTTATCAGAAGTCTCCAGACCAAAGATATATATCCGATTCTAATTATGTAGGTAAAGTTGATTTGATGACTGTATCTGATGTAGTAGACAAGTATGGTTATTTAATGGATGAAAGACAACTATCATCTTTACAAAGAATATATC